ACATATCGTTCTTTGGTTGCATATGCAATTGGAACAATGAACCTCTCAGATTCGGTGTTGTCTGTTTTGAATCTGTAGAGTGTAATGTTATCAAACAGATTACCAAATCCAACAACTAATTTTCTGATGACACGGTTATATGTTGACATTATATTTTTCCAAACGGATTAATTTCTGTAAAATCTATAATATTATTTGCAGTATCAAACAGATATTCGTTGTCATATGATTCATTTTTTGTGTTATCTTTTAATGGATCGTATGATGATAGATAGTATTGAGCATTACTTGTTGCACCGATGATTGCAACATTTGCGGCAAATTCACCAGCAACATTTGTTACTTTCAGTATGTCATCAACTGTGTTCCATTCCTGTACTATTGCAACCACAGATGCGTTTGCTTGTGTGCCGTCAGTGGATTGAAATACTATTTCTCTAGGCTCATATGTTCCTGTGCCAGCACCAGTGTTCAAATCTATTGTGTAACTTGATTGAATCATCACATCATCAATATCTTCCACACCAGTATCAATAACTTCTTGTGAGTACTTGAATTTCTCTAGTTCTAATTCATAGAAATAAGGAATCTTTCGACCTAACATAAAGAAATCTTTAGTTTGATTGGTGAATTTAATTTCAAATAATTCACCGGTGCCATTTAAGAAAGGTACATAGACTAAATCACCTTCACGGGGTCTATTGAATCTGTCTTGCGGAACTCTTTGAGAAAAGGAACGTTTTGACAATATGATATTGATATTGTTTTTAATCTCAAGCCCAAATTTTGAGAAGAATTCTCTTTCACCACCATACTCCATTGAGCTTGATAGATAAAATTCTATTGGGAATGCTGAACTGAATTTTTTAATTGGATCTTCACCATAAAGAATGTCTCTATCGGTTTCATTTTCAATAGGCAGATAGTAGGCGTCATATCCTTGGATTTTAATACTCTCTACAATCAAATCTTCTATTACTCTTTGTTCTGCAAGAGAGTTGTAGTTGTTGAAATACACCGAGGTCGCCATGATATTATCCTAACTTTTCACAAAAATAATTTTTGTGGTGTTTTCTTAAACCGCTAGCCACAATTGACATTTTTGAACTATCCAAGTTATTTTCCTTACAATATTGTTGTAAATTTTTTATTTTTATTTTTGTTCCGTCTGGTCTGGTTATTAACCAATTTCTACTATTACTCTCGGATATTTTATTTTTCCATTCACAAGGACGGCCTTTTAATGACTCACTCATTTTTAATTTATATTCGTCAGACCATTTACGACCTAAATTTGCTTTGTGTCCTACTGGTGGTCTAGATTTTTTACCAGACATTACAAATAGTTCGTGTAACAATTCTTCTTTACCAATAATGCCAGCTAAACCTTTCCAAGCTAATTCATCTTGTTTATGTCCATATTTTTCCCACAAAACACGATGAGCTTCCGCATGTTCTTCTACGGTAAGTTCAATTAAATTGGATGGATCATTTGTTCCACCCATATGTTTTGGAATAATATGGTGTTGGTGTTTCATATTAGTTCATGAACATTTCTAATGGTGCGCCGTACTTGTCACCAATTTCTGCATGAAGTGCATCGATTTCTTCTTTTGCTTCAGAATAAATCTTATCACCATTTAACATTACGCCACCTGGCAATTGAATGCCGCTAAATTTTTTGAGATTGTTACCCCAAGAACGTTTAATGAGTGCTGTTGCATATTCTTTTAACCAACGGTCATTCCATGCCTGCGTATACACATCAGGATCAATCACCGCATAGCATTCTGCAATGACTGTTGTACCGACTGGTGCTTCATTGCGACCCCAACCCCAATCAATATAAAGTCTTTGCATATGTCTTTGAAATCTAATAGGAACTTCACCAGAGAATAGTTGTTCCAACATGCGTAGATGTTGTAATGTCAATGTGTAGTTAATGTAAGATGCAGAGGTGAAATCATACAACTCATTTAAACGAAGTTGATATCTCAAGTCAAACATATTAACCTGAGATTGTGAATCGGAAACTGGAAATATTCTGGTTATACCGGCAATCTGTAGTACATTGTTTGATGAATCTCTGGCTTGAGATATGTCCAAGTATCTATTATTAACATCTGTTTGGTCTATTCGTTTAATGTAATATACTTTTTGTAGGCCATCAAAGTGGTAGTCTTGCCAATATTGAAGTGCATCATCAATACGGTCTTCTACCTGGTCGTCATCAACGTTGATTTCAATTACTGGAAACCCTAGTCTACGCAGGCAATAATCTTTGAATGCCGTTCTTGTTGTGATTGTTTTCGCCATTATATCCCCCTAATAAGGATATTTATGTTTCGTTCCACTTGCGATTTATAAATCCGATGAATAATCAAACGAGTTGTCTATATTAGATAACTTTATTTTTGTTGTCATTTTTACTCTGTTGTTGTATTTTCTTCAGGTTCAACATAAGGAATCCAACTCAACGTTGATTCATCCCATGTCCAAGACCCTTCAGTTGGCATTGGTGTTGGTGGTATAATATTATAATTCTCATAATCTATTGTCCATGATGGATATGGATTTGCTGCAACCAAATTGTCCAACATTTGTTGTCTTTTTTCATCAGAAATTTTATTAACTGTCCATACGTCATAACAAACACCATCAATGATTTTATATTCTGGTCCTTCAATCACTTCGTCCCATTTAGGAACAGGACTTGCTACACGAATAAATTTACAATACCGTTCAGGTAAATTCTGAAAATCTATACCTGGATAAACCATTTCTAAATTAGATTGTTGTATAGGATGATTGATTGGATTACCTTCATAAATTTCAATACATAAATTCATAATTTTCCTTAATTAAACATCAGTTGTTGGTGCGGGGTATTTATGACGGGCACCCCAAGTTATTCTTACGCCACCAATACCACCATTTGAGCGTCCAGAAGTAAAGTTATTTCCTGCGCCGCCGCCTCCACCACCAAATTCACCGCCTTGACCAGTGCCTGCCGGTGCGGCACCATTTGTGCCTCCACTACCTCCTATACCAGCACCAGTAAGTGCTGATGATACTTGACCAGTATCCATGTTGGCATCTTTGCCTGTTCCGTATATTCCGGTGCCGCCGCCGCCTGCACCCATTGTTAATGCTGAACCGCCCGTACGGCCGCTACTTGACCCCCCGGTTAATGAGTATCTATTAGCTACATAAGGTGTTGGATAGTTTCCGTTTTGAATCGTTCCGGCACTTCGGCCGGCACCACCTGCTGTTCCTTGATATCCAGCTGCGCCACCACCACTACCTCCTTGTGCAGTGGTTGATGAACTACTTGCTCCACCTGCGCCACCTAATGCACCACCACTACTTTTAGCTGATGAGTGTACAGAAAATGTGCCACCTACCGATAGACCACCAGAAACTGCTCGGGCACCTTCACCTCCACCGGCTGTCAACAGTGTTAAATTTCCACCAAATACTTGATCTCCAGAAGTGTTTAATGATCCCAATGTTTGTGATACGCTTATGGTGTATGTACCTTCATTACCAAGTTCACCTGTTTGAAATCCGGTTATCGTAAATGGTGTTGCACTACTTACATTCATTCCAATTGTTATTATTCCTGAACGTACTCTTGTTACATACAAGTTGGTGCCTGATATAAAACCTTCGAAAGAAGCATTTCGAACAACAGTACTATTTCCACCTGCTTGTGCAGAATTCAATGCATTTGAATTTCCAGCGGCACCAACAACAATATTAAATTGTTCTCCGGGTTTACAATTAAAATTTCCCCAAGCTAAACCACCTCCAGCACCTGAGCCTTTGCCTGTCGTACTGCTACCCTGCATACCGGCGCCACCGCCACCTATAGCACATACTGAAAATTCGGTTACTCCTGCAGGAACAATCCATGCATATGCTCCTGGTGTAAAATAATTTTGTTGACTATTTGTTACCGCATCTGAACCATAATAATTACCTGTATTTGTTGAAGGGTATCCTCTGCCTTCACCCCATATTATTCTAACACAACCTCTTGCCCCAAAACCGGAACCTGTACCAGGATTTGAGTTTAAACCGCCGCCACCGCCGCCGCCGAACAATCCACCGTTTTGCGAAAATCCGGCCGCACTCCAAGATGATGCCAAACACTGCGCTTGCGGGCTCATAAAACTTGTTATTGGTAAACCATCAGAGCCACCGGCTCCGCAAGAACCACCCGTTGCAGCTGCGGCTGATCCGCTTGTGCCTTGGCCCCACGGACCTGTTCCTCCACCAGCACCTCCGTTATTGCTGGTTATGCCTCCGGAACCACCACCACCGCCACCAAGAGTACCAGCTGTATATCCAGT